TGTTGCGGATGAAGTGATTGCCAGCGGTGCAGTCGGTTCATTTCACGTTGAGGAAGGGATTCAGGTACAATCTAGTAACCTGACAGATACAGAGGATACTTTCGCTACCATAGGTCAGAAGGTCTATTTTGACACAGCAACCGGCAAGTTCAGTGATACTCTCACTGTTGACTACTATCTTGTAGGTCACCTGCTGACTGTCAAAGACTCTGATGGCGTGATCCTCTTCGAGAAAGAGCGCTATGCTGTTGTAGTCACTGCAAGCCTTGTTGCATTGATCACCGCTGTTACCGAACTCTCTGGGAAACCTTTCAGAAAAGTAGCAACCTTGACCAGTGTTGCTGCCGCCACTCCTGTGGATATCCTGACTGCTGCAGAAGTCGGTGCCGGCAAGACTGCCTACATCACCAGCTTCTTGGCTAAGGTCAATGGTGTTGTCGCATGGGAAGGTGAAGGAACTATTGTAACTATTCAGGATGACAGCAATGTTGTTGGCATCACTCTTGCTAAGGCCCAACTTACCTCACAGGCTCTGCTTGATCTGCTTGCTACTGGGGTTACTCTTGGCGTTGCTGTTTCTCTGGGTACTGGATTTACCGCCGCTAATGGTTTGGTAATCTTGGCTGATGGCGCTTTTGCCACTGGCGGAAGTGATATCGTTGTAACCCTTACCGGTTATATCGCATAAGGAAGGGGAAAAACTATGCCTATTAAAATTATGAATCGTGACGCACTCATCGAAGAGCGTCTCAAAAATAAAACTGCTACTCATGCAGTAGTATTTAGTGGAAACGCCACTGAGAACCTTACTGCCGCAAACCCAACTGTCTTGAATCAAGCAATTGTTGAAATGACCAATAATCACTGGGTTGGCTCTGCTGGTAATGTCAAACTCTGGGATGAAATCAAAGTTCTACAGAAGAAGTTCGTTGCCGAGAATGCTGCACAAGCTCCTGATGCTGAGACCCTCGCTGCTCTCGTGTCGAAGATCTTTATCGACATGACTAGACGTGCTCAGGAATCACCTGACTTGACTAGCATGATAGCAACCGAGATTACTAACTTTGACTTCCCTGAGAATGTAACCCTCAGAGACATCATGAAATATCGTGGTAAGTTTATGAAGATTAGTGGGACTAATGACAGTGTCCCCCTCATCGAACAGAATCTTGCCAATGTGGATACATTCCCTATGGAAATCTTGGCTCTTGGTTGGAAAGATAGCATTAAGAATATGCTTTACAACACCTTGCACAATATGCAGAAGGTTTTGGAAGCTGTTGTTGATGCTCACACCGATGCACGTAATAGTAAGACTGTGGGGATGATCGTTGGGGCAACCTATGTTGCGACTCAAAGCCAAGCAGCCGATGCTACAGCGAGCACAACCTTTGACGAGAAAATGTATACAACTTTGAGAAAGGCAGTCAAGAAATTGAAAGGTCTCAAAGATATTCAAACAGATAGACCTATCTCTGTACCTTCCATGATGCTCTTGTGTAATAGCGCAAATACATGGGATATCGAGCGTGTCGTCAATGGCCAGCTTGATCTTAATGGTGCCGCAGGTGCTCGTGGTAATAACCGCCAGGCTCTGCCTATCGCTAGTATCGTTGAGTATGATCGTGGTATTACTGATGGCTTTACTTGGGGGAAAGAGACTCTCTCCTTCCCTGGCGTAACTGCTGGAAAGGCTTACCTATTCGTACCTAAAGAATATCTCTGGGTTGGGAACAAGCGACCTCTGACTATGGAAACAGGCCGAGGATCAGTTCTCCAACTTTCTACAGAGGAACGTGCTTGGTATGGTGTCCAGGGTGAGTATACCAAGGTTTTCTTGGGATCATCTTTCCCTTCGACTTCCGTTGGCGCTGGATACGGAGCAATCATCGAGATTACACTACCTACCGAAAGTTAAGCAAGATTTACGAGATTATACGAGGAGCATTAAGTTGCTCCTCTTTTTTTATGCAAAAAAAAGAATTTGATAATGTATGTTTTATTTTTATGCACAAAAAAACCCCCTGCGATGAACAGGGGGAAAGGAGGTATGAGATGAAATAAAGAACTAGATAAGTAATGATACACCTAAGATTAAGATTATGTCAAGCACAACATTGACATAAGAGGATTTATGACTGATAATAAGAATATGAATATAGAGAGTATTATTGATATCAGAGAACGCATAGCAGACCCAGCCGGTTTCATTGAGATAGTGAGTGTTGTTAGCCTACCTTCAAGCCCTGATGAGCAGACTGCCTATAGGGTAGCTGATAACACATACCTAGATAGCGATGGAGAGAGAATAGATCTCATCATATCTGATGGGGCGCTTGATGCCTTGATCACCACATATGGGATAGATAAGGCCCAGTGCTATAGCTATTCCAAGATTAGACAACAACTAGGAAGCCAACTCTCCATCAAGAAGCTCTCTGCAGGAGCAGACAGCACAGAGTTCATCTCCCTTGCTGAAAAGTATCAGTACTACAAGAATCTTGAGAATGACTGCAAGGAGAAGGTAGCTAGTACGAATGGGAATAACTCAGGCAGAATGGGTCAATCTATTCAACCCATTATTGGTGGTGGAAACTTATGAGCAGAGGAATGGTTTCACAAGCAAGATTATCAATATTAGCACAAATAAAACTTGACAAATCAAAAATAACGATAATGAGAAAACCAATTATTAATGATGGCTTTGGAAATATGATTGAAGATCCTTATGGTGATTCAATGCCATACGTATATAATGTGAGATTAAGTCATGATAAAAAGGGTCCATCTAGCCTAGAGTCAAGCCCAGCAGGGTTTACATCAAATCTATATCGGTTCATAATTATGGACTATAAGGGCGGTATCAATGAGGGCGAGACTTTTTCATGGAGAGACAAGAAATACGCAGTAGGCGTAGTCGACCCACTTACCATGAGTGGTAAGATTATCGGGTATCAAGCACCATTGAAGGAGGCTGTATGAAAATACCAATGAGTGAAATAAGACAAGGAGTTTTATTCTTATGAAAATACCAATGAGTGCCTCTGATGAGGGACCCGATGATAAGCCTCAAAGGACTGATGCATATATCATTAATCCGTATTTCGAGAAAGAGTATTTAACATTTCAAGAATCATTAGACTTGTTGAATATTATCACAGGGGAGTTAATAGCAGATGGCAACCGCACATAATGTTGGTAGAAATATAGCGAGTATATATGAGAGAAGGCGTGTACAAGTGTATGCTCTCTGTCTTTTATACTCTGCCAAGGCTCTTCAATCTTTTCAAGTTAGACAGATGAATAATGAGTTTTGGCAAAACAGAACTGGAATTGCAAAGGATACAGTATTCAGCAAGGCCTTCAAAGACGGTGACGTGGTGGGATTTTTCTTGGCACATACTCAGCAATATGGGATAAGTCTTGAGCTAGAAAATGACAGGCGGAATGAAGCAATACGTCCTGTTATCAATGAAATGCTTCCATTATTTCAAGCAGATTTGAAAAAGTTATATGGTGCATCATGATAAGTAAAATTGTTGAACAATTAAAAACAGGACTCGTGAATAATGTGGTACCGTTTGGGTCATCATCATTGCCTGCCCCTCCGTATCTTGTCGTGAAGATGGAGAAAGACCCTATTGGAAGAGGTACTGTGTATAGAATTATAGGACATTACTCCCCAGGACAAGTATTATTTCTTGAGGATTATATGAAGAAAAACGTGCCTGATTTGCTAGATGGATTTACAGCAACAGAGAGGCATGGGAATTATCAAAAAATTGATTTATTGGACGAATGGTCGGGGATTGTCACAGAGAATGACGACAACACCATTTCTATGGAAAGACAATTCCTGGTCGCAGGAATATTATATTAAGAGGAGCAAATTATGGCTGATAAACAAAGTGCGATTTACGGTTACGGATTGGATTGGGTGCGTTTTTTCGCACTTAATGATGATAATACATTACCATCAAACGATAATATCGTTGGTGGAAAAGGACCCTTCAATTTCGGTGGGGTGGATACGATAGGAGCGGTACCAATTACTGTTAAGATTGACGATGCAGATGCGATCACTGTAGAGGTAGATCTCACTGCAGCAGCTATCCAGACAGCGGTAACTGTTGCAGAGATTGTGACAGCACTCACAACCGCTTTTGCAGCTGAGGACCCTGCTGTTGAAATTACGGCAGAGGATCATGCAACAAGTGGGAGATTAGTTCTTGCTGATGATAATGCCGCAACAGGTCTTGTATTACAAGTATATGGTGAGCTCGCAGAGTTATGTATGATCGGGCAAGGTTTTGGGGTCAAGTATCTCAAGAGCGATACTGTTAGAAGCATGACTGAGACTGCTGTGCGTAAAGCAGGTGAGACCATCGCAACTACTGACGCATGGGGTGTTGATACCACAGTCGTAACCGATGGCTACTATAAGGGCTTCACTGCTCCTGTCGTAGATACCGCCGAAGATTGGGAAATATTCGCATTATGTGAAGGACTTATCATCAATGCAAGTGGTGGGATATCAAGCCCTACAGCTGAAACAAAACGTCCTATGATTGGTATCGAATTGTTTTATCGAAAGTATCTCCAGGGCGAGAATCGAGAATCAGAATTGGTTGGTTACAGACAAGTTGTGTACCCATATTGTAAAGGCTTGGGCGGAGACGCAACCCACGAAAGAGCATTTGCAGATAGCACATATAATCTTGAGGGGATGACTCATCGTGATGCTACAACTAAAGTTCTCATGCCTGCATGGATTAGATATGAGTTGAGCGTAAATGAGTTCAATGCTTTGAAAGTCGATTCAATATAACATAGTGGGGGCGAAAGCCCCCATTGTAAAAGGTACTGCTATGAAACAAGTCACCTTGCAAGAAATTAAGGATATCCAATATCCTCTTATCGTCGTACCATTTAACGGTAGGATGATATCAGTCACTCTACGTGAGATAACACAGGCTCAGGCATACTCATGTGGTGGAACTGATATGTCATTGATTGAGACATTTCAAGATAAGATACGCATGAAGAAAAAGCCATCATTACGTGAGATATATGATTACTCATTGATGATGCACAAGATAGCAAAGATATCTCTCGTGAGCCCAACATATGATGAGATATTTGATATATGTGGTAGTGGCAAGGAAAAGATAGATGCGATACATGCTGAGATTAAAGAGGTCGTGAAGTTAATTGCATCATTACCTAATGGACCTAAAAAGACAGAGCTTGAGAATGATCTTGTTGTGAAGCGTATCAGTATGAATCTCGTGCTACCTGATGACTTCCTGTCATATATTACATCCTATGCGCTTGGTGTAGATAAGAGTGATATAAAATTGGTGACAGATGAATACTTATATAATGCTTCCATATCTGCAAAGTTGGGACATGATAATCCGTCAGACCATTTTGATGGGAATCTAAACGCATTCCAGAAAGAGGATTTCAATCGACGTGCTTGGATGACCTATGCGGAGCGTAAAAAGGATAACAAATAATGGCAATTGATGCTGGTTCAATATATTCTGAAGTACGTATAAAACTCGACAAGCTCAATGGCGATGTTCAATCGGTAAAAACAAAACTTGACCAGATTGGAAATAAGAGTAAAGAGGTATCAAATACCTCTAGTAAGTCACTCTCTAAAGGCTTTAATATAGCCAAACTCGCAGGAGTAGCCGCCTTTGCTGCAATAACGATGGCTATCAAGGGTGCTATCGATATCGCAGGGACGTTTGAACAGAGCATGGCCAATGTTGCATCAGTTTCAAAAAGTACTGAGGCTGAATTTCAAGCATTAAATAATGCTGCAATGGAAGCTGGTGAGACAACAAGATTTACAGCAAGCCAGGCAGCAGACGCTTTATATAGTTTGGCCTCTGCTGGTATGAGCGCAACAGAGAGTGTGAAAGCTCTTGATGGTGTGCTCATGCTTGCAGGATCAACCCAGAGCGACCTCGCTACAACAAGCGCATCAATGGTGGCCACTCTTAGGCAATACAATCTTGACGCATCAGAATCTACTAGGGTCTCCAACGTCTTTGCGGCCGCTATCGGCAACTCGATGGCAAACATGGGTAAGCTGACAAGCTCCATGACGCAGGTCGGCCCTGTTGCCTCAGCTCTTGGAGTAAGCCTTGAGGAGACCGTAGGATCGCTTGAAGCGCTCTATGATGCAGGATATCGTGGGGAGCAGGCAGGTACTGCATTAAAAGCAATATTAGGCAAGCTCGCAGCAGAGACAGATCCAACTACAAAAAAGCTAGTTGCTCTTGGGCTATCTTTTGAAGATATTGACACATCATCAAATTCCCTTGCCAATGTATTTGGCACGCTCTCAGAAGCCGGCCTATCAACAGGTGAGGTAATGGGAGCCTTTGGACAGGAAGCAGGAGGCCAGATACTGGCTCTTATGAGTGCAGGTAGAGAGGGAATAGAGGATTATACCGAAGCTATAACTGATACTAATGCGGCAGCTGAAATGTATGCAATCCAGAATGATACATTGAAAGGATCAATGGATAGGCTCAAGAGTGCAACAGAGAGCGCTAAGATAAAATTTATAACAGGATTCACGCCAGCAATAAGAAATGCTATTGATGCTGTTACGACATTTATCACAAAGCTGTCAGGGAGTGGCATTGTCGCAGGCACACTTGAAGGAAAGCTTGACGACCTTAAACAAGCGAACAAAGAGTATAATACAATATTAGATGAATCTGCTGGAAAGACCGATGCGTTAACTCAAGCGATGGTGAGCCAATCAAAAGCAACTAGAGATTTAGCTTTACAACAACTTGGAAAAGCTTATAGCGAGAGTAATAAGCAGATTGATGATTATGGTAGCACAATAGAGAAATCAACAAAATTGATTGAAGAGTATGACTTAGAATTAACTGATTTGGCAGAGGGAACTGGCCATACTGCTGATGAGTTGAACATAAAAACTCAAGCTGAACGCAGAAGTATATTATCTCAAAAAGAAATGATTCGAGTAAATGGGAAATTGGTAACTGCGTCCTCTGTATACGAAGGGAAGTTATGGAAAAGGAAAAAGGCAGCAGAAGACCTGAACGAAGCCACATCAAAACTAACCCAAGCAGAATCCACAGAAGCCCAATTTGTAAATACCCTTACTCAAAGTTACATTGATAATGAATTAGCAACAGAGCAGATTTTACAAGCATATCCTGAATTGAAACAAGTAGTATTAGATAATGTCGATGCTGTTAAAGCAGAGAATAAAGCAACGGAAGATGCATCAAAGTTCTTAAGTCAATACAATGATATTACACTTGATAATATTGATACAATTAGGGCAACAGCTAATGCAATTACTAATGAATCGACAAAGCGAAAGGTACTTGCTGGACTTCTAGAAATAGAAAATGAGCTTCTTGGTAAGAATACAAAGGCTACAGAAGATGGCACAGAAGCCACAAAGAAAAGTACAGAAGCACAAGAATCAGCAAAAGGGACGCTCGATGATTTAACTACTAGAATTAGAGAAATAAATGCAATCGAAGCTACTCATGCTGATAGTTATGATGCTACATCACAGAAGATACTTGCTTATAAAGGTGCTATCCAAGACCTCATATCACAAGGGTTTATCCCTGCATCTAGAGAAGTTCAAGATTTGAAAGCAAAGGTTATAGCGTTAGGAGGGTCTTTTGATGATGAAGTAGAATCTATAGATAATGCAACGGATTCTACAGATGATCTAGCACAAGCCAATTCATCCCTCGCTTCTAGCCTTGAGGGATATCAGAATAAACTTGAAGATATTGGTAAGACATCTCTCGAAATGATAGATATAGAAAAAAGAAGGGAGCTTGCTTCTCACGATTTTACAAAAATGGCCATTCACGATGCAGAAGATCTGATAATTGCTATCAACGAATATTACGACGCTCTTAAAGATAAGACGAAGTGGGAGACATTTGCTGATAATGCCAAGGCTGTTATATCAGAAATAGGTAGCGCTCTTGGTGCTATGAGCAATCTCTTCTCTGTCATCTATGATAACAAGATTGATGGCATTGATGCGGCTATGAGGGCAGAGCTTGAGGCGGCTGGTCTAGCCGAAGAGAGTGCTACAGAGAAAGCACAGACTGAGCTTGAAGATGTACAGGATAGCAACAAGAAACAACTAAAGGCTATCCAAGATAGGATTGATGCTGCAACAAATGCCGGTGATATCGCCTCAGCTAATAAGCTCAAAAATGATAAGGATGAACTGCAATCTACTCTTGATAAGGATGAAGCAGAGAAACAGGCTATAGTTGAAAAGGCTATTATTGAAGAGAAGTATGCTAAGAAGAAGGCAAAACTTGAATATGAATCAGCTATGATATCCTGGAAATTGAATATCGCATCAGCAACCGCAAGCGCAGCACAAGCAATATTGAATGGATTTATGACAAAACCATTCTTACCGTTAGGACTTGCTATGGGAGCGCTTGCGACGACAATTGGTGGATTGCAAGTTGCTGCAGTCATAGCCTCAGAACCACCAGCACCAAAACTAGCCACAGGTGGAGTTATACTACCACAGGCAGGTGGAGTTCAGACAACACAAGCCGAGAATGGATTCCCAGAGATATCATTCAATGCAGGTGAGAGTGGTATGCCATTCATGAATGACTTTGCTGATAAGATTGCAGAGAGAATTAATGATGCGCTTGGAGGGAATAGAAATATCAATATAAAAACCACTATCGAAGTTGATGGGAAAGAACTTGCAACTGTAATAGCGAAAGAATTCAATGACGGTCGAGTGAGGTTGACAAGATGAAAATATTATTTGATACAAAGGCAGGTTTTTGCTTATGAAGATATTATTTGATAACCAGGTACTTGATGCTGATATAACAACAATAAACAGCTCAAGTAACTATCCTGTAGCTAATCTCAAGAGTCCATACTTGAGAAAGAGATATCAGAGCACAGCGATAACAGATACCATTACTTTGGTATTTGATGCTGAGAAACCAGTGTCATCCTTCTTCTGGGGATATACTAACCTCACCAAGATGAGCGTGACATTTAAGAATGATGCAGATGATATATTGGATTATATCTACTTTGAGGATGGAGATGTTGGCCACTATTATGGCTATCCGATCGAGCATTATTATGGCTGGGATACTGAGTACTATGGCTACTATGACCGGTTGAGCAACCATGTCTATGACCCTGTAGGGTGGCACTTCCCAGTGATGCAGATCAAGACGGTGATTATTGATATTGAGGGACCTTCTGGGTTCTATCTCGGTGGCCTTGGCATAGGTGATAGTCTCACTCTGCCGGACCCAATAAATACGTGGAAGGAAGAGTACAAGGATGTTAGCCTTGTATCAGAAGCAGAGGGTGGCCAAGTTCTCCAACAGTATATCGAGCCCATGCGAAAGCACGAGTGGACTATAAGGGCAGTAAGCAGGGCAGATATGAATACCTATAAAAACATATACAAAACGGCTGGCGTGGGTTATCATGTATGGGTAGACCCGTTCGAAGAGAACCATGACTTTATGGAACCACTGTATGCTGTACTGACAGCACCATGGGAACCTAAAAAGAATGGGCATGAATATGATTTTGACATTGGAATAAGGGAGGCGAGGTAATATATGAGTATAAGTAAAGTAGCACAATTTGTAACACCACCGGAAAATATAGGGGATTATGACGCTCAGAATGCACATATAGCAGGATTTACAAGACAGCTTGCAGGGCCTAGTATGGCGCTGACGGAGTGGGAGAATAGTACCACTATACCAGCTCTGGCCTTGGGTACGTACCTATCGCATGGTGGGTATCTGTACAGGGTTGACACTGAGGATTATGTGATAAGTGGTACGCCAACAGATGGGACTTGGTATATCAGGCTTGAGGCTTCAGGGGATACGCTTATAGCAACTTGGATAAATGACTTGAGTGGGTATGCTTGGAATGCTGTTAATAATGGGCTGTATAATGGATCATATCAAGTATTGCCATATCAGCTTGTCAAGGCTGGTGCTGTACTGACCAAGAGGAAGATTATGAACCTCTGGCAGGGGAGTGGGTTTCAGACTGTGGATAGGGAGGGGGGAGTTAGTGTTGCAGGATTGACCTCGCCAACATTTAATGGATTCCAGAGTTATAAATTACCGGGTAGCAGTATGTCAACTCTTTTTGCAGGTCCGTCTACAAAGCCAACAGGCTTAGCATATGATAGTATAAACGGAAATCTAATAAGTTGTGATGCTGATTCTGATTTGATATATATCTACGACGGAATAACAGATACAATATCATCTAGCTTTGCAAGTCCGTCTACATACCCAAGTGGTCTTACATTCGATGGAACAAATCTAATAAGTTGTGATGCTGATAGTGATAGGATTTATATTCATGATGGTATCTCGTCCACAATTCTTTCTAGCTTTGCGAGCCCATCAATAGTCCCAACCGGTCTTACATTCGATGGAACAAATCTAATAAGTTGTGATGCTGATAGTGATAGGATTTATATTCATGATGGTATCTCGTCCACAATTCTTTCTAGCTTTGCGAGCCCATCAATAGCCCCATACGGGCTAACATTCGACGGAACAAATCTAATAAGTTGTGATATTGGTTCTAATTTAATATATGTCCATTCAGGAGTTACTTCAACAATATTATCTATCTTTGCGAGCCCAGACCCACACGGGCTAACATTCGACGGAACAAATCTAATAAGTTGTGATACTGATTCTGATTTAATATATATTCACAACAGCAAGCTTGAGTTCATAGGATAAGAGGTAACAATACATTGACCATACTCGAAATAACCCGCTTCAAAAGCCTAAGAGCATTCACCCCATACTCAGCCTTTACATTTATATGCTATCCTGCACTTAGACAGACAGCAGATTATTGGACAACTATCTTTGGTGCGCTCGGTGACAACTCAGAAGAGATAATCAATATCCAATCATTGGTGATAAATAGCACAGACAACTACTCCTCAGTAGATTCAATCCTTGACTGCCAAGCGGATGAAAAAAGCTTCTTCTTTGACTTTCCAAACCAAATCCTTTATTTCCATGTCTCACCAGATACCATACCTACCATACAAAATGTTGCTATCGGCAAGTCCTTTGGTTACACCGACAAGGACCTTATCTACATAGAGGACATTCCTTACCTTCCCCTTATCAAGAGCATCCCTTCTCTCTCACAGCAGGCGGACCTCCAGCAGTATGACCAGATGGCCTTTGTATCAGGATCAGTTGTAATGGATAATGTTGATGCTAGCTTTGATGATATTATAGATGATGACACGTATGGGAATGATCTTCTTATCTACCATCTACCCGAGCATGAGGGAGATTATCTTAGGAATGAGCTTATACCTCTGAACAGCTTCTATATCGAAAACTTTACCTTTACCCTTGCAGAGCTCTCTATAGCTGTCCAAGACAAGCGCAAAAGCCAGAATATAAATATCATATCAGACTTCTATGAGGGAGGAGACCCTGTCCCTCTTATATATGGACAGGTGAAATCTATTGAGGCCACTGTGACAGCAGAGGGAGTAGCTCCTACTTTCAGGGTAGCTTCATATCTCACAGATATCGGGATAGTAGAGTGCAAGGGTGATTTTGGATGGCAGGATGTAACTCCTATTAGTGTTGACCTTACCACAGGGACCTTTGTCCTATCTGCTACTTATGCTAGATCCCCAGGGAATGGCTTGGGTGAAGATACAGGCTCAATCCTACCCACAAGGGTGCGCAATCTTATCGGTTATCCCAACACAAGCGCTTTGGGTATCATCAAGGATATCAATACAAGGACCCTTGGGGTAGAATATAACAGCAGTAACTATGATACAACCAAATGGGAGGCATCAGAGGCTCTTATCTCCCCCATAGGCATAGCACTCACTGACCAGCAGAAAACCTTTGAAGCTATCAAGAAAATCCAGTCTGGCTGTAATATAGGCTTCAGATATGAGATCAATCCCACAGGTAAGAGGACCATCAAGATTGATGACTGGTCACTCCCTATCCAGCATTATATAAGCTGGCATGACATCAAGGACAACTTGACACTCAAGGTAGCCTCCGACTCTTCACTCCTTGCAGCAAAAGTGATTGTAAAATATGATACCGATTCCACGTATACATATGATACCTTATACGATGCAGTCTATGAGCGCTACAGGCAGGCTCCAACATTGGAAGTAGAAACATATTTACTCACAGAAGCCCTTGCCGTAGAGAGGGCAGAGCATGAGGGCGATAGGTTCTCTATCATACCAAGAGTGTTAGAATGTCAGCTTCATGGATTACAATGGTACAGCGTACAAATCTATGATATAATCAGCGTAGAGCTGATGATACCCGGTAGAGAATACTTTGGAACATGGAAGGCTCAGATAATAGCGGTTAATCCGGCACTAGGGAGTCTGTATACGAATATTGAGGCAGTGCTGATTGAGAGGATAATATAATGGTAAGGCTACGATTAGAGAATGGCGGGATAGAGAGTGTAAAAACAGAGATAACACCGTTGGCAACTCTTGCTGATATATCTCCTGTATCTACCCTTGAGGAAGGCTCTATGATAAGCGAGCCAAGATATTATGGATATGGTGATAGCTACTATGGGTTTGATGGGGTATATTATGGATATTGGCAAGACATGAGGGTATTTTAATGTATGAATTTTACACAGGGGCGAGCAAGATATATAGAGTGACCATTACTCAAGATGGTAATGCTATTGATATCAGAGATAACGGAGTTGCTTTAATATTGCACAGTACTACTGGTGATGCAAGCCAGAGTATTGATGCTGATGTTACCACAAGTGGCGAGACAGGTATAGCAATCTTACAATGTGATTTTACTGTGCCGGCTGGCATGTATGATGTCGAGATTGACTATATTGTAAGCGAAAAGATATATGTGCAAAAACGCATGATATGGAAGTGTCTTGCAAGAGTGGAGGCTTAATATGACAGCACCTAAGAAGTTTGGAGAAAATCCAACAGAAGCAACAGAATTATTGAAGAATGGCACTGAAAAGATAGGGCTTGATCAGAATGGCGTAGCTAAGAAGATAGCTGCGGAAACCTTGATGACCAAGGCTAATGTGGGGCTTGGGAATGTTGATAATGTAAGTGATGCTGATAAGCCTGTCAGTGATGCACAGGACCTCATTAATGATGAAATCAAGGGCGTAGGCTGGACTGACGAAACGGTCAAAGATAATGCGGATGCGATAGCAACTCTTGAAGCTGATGTAAACACTGCTGGCTCAGTACTCAAATCTATAAAGGACAATTCCGAAGGTGCAGTATTTACTCCTGTTGGTGGGATTGATGCTGTTACGATTGGTGGAGCGTTGGAGGAGTTGGATACGAAGAAAGCAGTAAAAGACGACATTGTAGACGACTTTATCGGTGGACTCGGTAAAATTGCCAGTGCCAATGATGCCAAGGAATTGTACGAACTCATAGATACACGAGTTTACGGATTGGATATCAACGAAACTACAGGTGCGAACACCAGATTGCTTGATGCTGTAGGAATGACAGTAACTGCTCCAGATGGTACAAAAGCTATCACTTCAAGTTTCGACTCGGTGTATCCTTGGTCTGAGATGAAGCACGTGAAAGTCTCTGTGGCTGGGGTGAAAATACTTCAGACTGATGCAGGGTACGATGCTTTCGACGGTGAACTAATGACACGCATTCCAGAATTTTGGTACAAGGACTATCGCTCTGGTGGTCACAGATATTTGTATATCTCTAGAAAAAAGCGTCTTGGTTTCAAGCAGAAAGCAGAACAACTCATTGCTTCCATGCCAGCATCAAAAGTTGGTAGTGAATACAGGTCAAGAGTTGGTGAAGCACCAGAAACGAATATAAGTTACACTAATTTTATTACGGGCATGTACGCGCAGGGTGATAGCGAGTGGAGCATGTACGATAGCAACACCATGCACTCTATATTTATGTTATCGACTATAGAAGGTGGCTCTCTCAATCACAAGGGTATGTACGGACAGGGTATAAACTCTGGGATGCCATACGGTTCAGGAGCTAGCTATGAAGCTGTTGCAATATCAACTGATGGCAACACGATAACCATCCCAGATACTTTAACTAATTTTCATGTTGGCATGACCGTACAAATTGGTACATCATACACAAATAACAGCATAGCTCAAAACAGACTCATTACCGATGTAACAGACAATGGCGATGGCACTCAGACAATAACTATTGACGGTGCTGTTTTCAACATTGCAATTGGTAATACAATAGTTTCATGGGGTCAGTCAGTACCTCAGACCATCTTCGATACAATTGGTGATGGGAGTGGGTACATAGAGCAATATAGTAGTGCAAATATGAGCCACGTCGCATACAGAGGAATCTGGGATTTGTGGGGTAACGTCTGGCAATTCAACGCAGGATTCATGCGTTACGATGGGCGGTACTACGGATGTGCAGACCCCACAAAGTATAACATCACAGACCCTAGAGGTGCAGACGGCTGGGTTGACTTGGGAATAGGAGATTATGCGGCTAATGGATATCAGCAGATAAGAGAAGGCATCGAGGTAGAAGGAGGTATGATTGATGTACCGATTCTCTGGGGTGCTGTAGCAGGTAGTGTGACATTCTATAGTGCATATTTGTATTACTTTGATTCAGCAAGAACTGGAACGCGAGTGCTTCGCTTTGGTGGTTATTGGCTCAATGGTACTGGCGTCTCACTGGTGTGTTCTAATGGTATCTACTCTCCTTCTATCTCGAACATTAGCTACGGCTCTCGCCTTATCCGTTCTTAGTTCACAGGGGTTTGGGGGCTGTGCAAGCCCCCATGTAGCAATAAAATTATAAAAAGGGTTAAAGGTATAAGCGAGTGCTTCACTTAGGTGGTAATTGGAACAATGGTACTAACGTCTCACTAGTGTATTCTAATGGTAACAACTCTCCTACTAACACGAACATTAACAACGGCTCTCGCCTTATCCTTACGTTTCTTAACATATCTTTAGTCCTCCTTTTGGAAAATACAATAACTAAAAAATGGTTGGTAGCTGAAATAATGCGAACATCGTTGATTGTAAAGGATAAAATATGAAAACATGGAAAGATATCACTTATGATAAACTACTTGACCCTGAACTCATGGCTTATTGTTGGCATAACGCAAGCAAAGGCAAACGTAAAAGAGCATCTGTACAAAAGATGAATAACTCTGAAACACAAGCTAAACTTATTGAAGAATTATGCAATGAAACATATGAACCCCAGTTATGTAGAAATATGACAAAGTGGGATAAGAACGCTAAGAAGATGCGTGATATTTCCTGTCCTGCATTTCGTGACCAAATGGTGCATTGGGCTTTAGTGACTCTCATGAAGCCCCATTTTGAAGCAACGTTTATACAACATAACGTAGCAAATATCCCAAACCGTGGATTGAGTTATGGTAACAAACTCATTAAACATTGGTCTCAGCAACGTGGTACAAAATATGTCCTAAAAATGGACGTACGAAAATACTACCCAAGCATTCCTATATCAATTCTAATCGATAAATTGAAGTTAAAAATAAGGGATAAGAAAATAATATCTCTTATAGAAAAGATGCTTTATAAAGAATCACCTAATGGTGTAGGAGTGACTCTCGGTAGTTATTTGAACTTGTGGTTGGCTTTATTTTATTTTGACGAACTCGACCATATTATGAAAGAGAAGTTCAAACTAAAATTCTATATTCGTTATGTGGACGATATATTAGTTCTTACTAAAACAAAAAGAAAAGCCCAGAAAGTAGCTGATTTTATTAGGGAATATCTACCTACTATTGGTTTAGAAATTAAAGAAAGTGGTAAAGGTAAAATAAAGATTTACAAGTGGAGCAGAAATAGGTTTATAGATATGTTGGGTATGAAAACATATCGGAATAAACAAGTATTAAGAGGTAAAACATATCTTAATATTAGACGGAGGATTACTCAAGTAAAGAAAGATCCAACCCCCCATTTAGCAAGAAGTGTGCTATCATATAAAGGTATGGCACAACATTCAGATTGTCTATTCTTTCATCAAGAGATAGAACATGTAATCAAAGATTTGCACCTTAAAGAAGTTATAAATGGTACTGATTATGAAAACCAAATTAGGCAACGTATGATAGAAAAATTAAAATTAAAGGAGATAGCATGAAACAAAATGTATTAAATAAAACAGAACGCTTGGAAATGGGAAACATCATCGAACTCAGGGGAAATTTCGTTGAGATACCCGCAACCGAAGATGGCGACACTTCTTACGAATGTGATTGCTACAGGACGACAAATCCTAACGCCACATTCAAACAACTTAATGAGAAGGATTTGCTTATTCAACTACATCAACTGCTCGACAGCACAGATTGGGTATATGCTAAGTGTGCAGAGTTAGGGCTTGATGCAGAAGTTGAATATCGTAACCTTGTAGCGGATAGAAAAGAGGCAAGGAGGTTGATACGTGAATACGAACAAACTCCTTAAACTCCTAACATCTGACAAAGCCATCCACTTCCTCTACTGCTACTTCCTCACAACTATTTATCTGCCACTTGCTGTAGTGTTAGCTTTAGGCAAAGAAGCATACGACATCAAGAAGAGGGGTTTCAGTCGGGATAATGTTTACGATTTGGTAGCTGACATTCTTGGAATTGCTTTGGCTTGCATTCTGTTACTCATATAAAGGAATATCGCATGGAAATTATGGAACAACGACTTACACAGATTGAAAAGACAGTGGATAAAACCGACAGGGCTTTAGATAAACACCTTATCGAATCGGAGAGCATACGTGCTATGGTGAGCGCACACGACAAGCGAATCATGAATGGCGATTGGAAAGAACTCACACGATCTGTTACAGAAGTAAGAGAAAAGGTCATTAAAATTGAGACACGATTGTTATCGAAAGGTGCGGTATGGAAGGAAATAGCGATGGGCGTTGGCATGATATCCACGATTATTGGTATGGTATATCTAGTGATACAATAGGAGAAAATTATGGAAGAATTTAATTGTAAGACGGCAACAAAAAGCAAGGAGTCTACAGGCATAGCTAAGAGCCTCACGCTATGGATGCTTATCTTAGCATTCTTGACAGGCGTTGTAGGTGCGTTCGTACCGAGTTTCAACATGAGTGGCTACACGACCTTCTTAAAAGGCTTTGCACCATTGTATATCTCTCTTATAGCTTCTATTGGTGCTAACTCAGCTGTTAAGAAATATAAGGAGTCGTGATGACAACAATTATATCTATCATAGTTGGAGTGTTCACGCTTCTACTCGCCCTTCTTGGGATACAAAAGAAGCAAAAGGATAACTTAGAAAAAGACGTTGAGGAAGCAAAGACTCAGATTCTCAAGGTCAAAAAGGAAAAAGATATCATTCAAAAACATGATGAGTTATCAACTAAGATTGTTCAGGAAGAGAAGAAAAAAGATAAGGCAAACGATGAACAAAAAACTGAGATAAAGGAGGCAGAAACTGATGAAGAGATTATTGATATTGCTAATGATATTGTTGATAACTTTAACAAGTTGTCAGACGACAAAACCTCCACATAGCATTGATATTAAACCATTCACCATTGGACGACCTGAGCAACCTAGTTTGGAGAATGTACCGAGTGATAGCCTAGGCGCAATAAAGGCACTCACGTCAAACATGAGCGACCTTATATCGTGGGGTAAACAATTAAATTTTTATATCGATGTTAAGAGCGAATATTATCAAGCAATCATTGAAATATTGAATCAATAAATTAAAAGGGCTGATATTTCTATCAACCCTTAATTTTTAGAAGTACTTGAATATAGCCTCCTGTGTTGCATATTTCTTTGCAAAATTATACGCCTCTTCCTCTGTGATAACAATAATCTTCTCACTCTCCCTCATTGATCCGTCATGATTGCTTTTTGCAAAAGCAGTAAGCGAACCACCAAAACCTGCAAGGAAGAAACGCCTCGCTTCATTTGCCCTTGGTTTTGCGAAGAGTTGGGCATTGATGTAGAGAGAATTATTTTTTTTATTCTCAACAACATCGCATACAAGCTCTGCAGTGTGGGTATCGAATATATACCCCGATATTATACGTTTCATAATACCCACTCCTTGCCTATCTTTTGAGCAGCAATCTCTGTCATCTCTTTGTCGAACCACAAGTTCAGTACAGTGTGATAAAAATACTGTAGTTTCGTCGCCTCTCTCTTTGCTTGAGAGAGCGTCTTTGTATTAATTTCGTGGTCAGGTCTCCTTTTGCGGGAGTTTTTACTAGTCACTTCGGTCATATAATAGGTCATTTTAATTCCTCCATAAATTTACAATCAACAATAACGTGGGACCTTACACTGTTTTTTTCTTTGCCATTGAACATATTGCATTTTGTACAAGTGTAAGAACCTATAAAACATTGACCATATTTGCACCATTCTGTACAAGTGCCATTGATAACTTTTGTTGTCCTTTTCATCTTCAATTCTCCTTTGCCCCCGAAGGGGGCTGTATAGTCTAATTTATATGACACCATCATTCATGGCATCATACATCATTTGAGCATTTGGATTCTGCTCGATATATAAGCTGTCTTGAGCACAGTAGTAATCCTCGTCATCATCAGGGTCTAAACCCCAGTCAATAATCCTTTTTTGAATCATTTTTTCTGTAACTTTCATCTTGTATCTCCTTTTCTTTCTCTATCTAAATACAGTTTACACCATTACTAGTGGAGTGTCAACACTAAAATTAGTTTTATTATAAGAAAAGGCAATGATTTTACTCATTGCCTTGAAATTGATTTATCGATGTCTAGAATGGGATATCCTCATCAAATTGTTCTGGCCCTGCTACCGGAGCTTTCACTTCAACAGCTCCTCCGCATATCACAGGGAATCTTACAACATGGAACTTCACCTTGCTGCGCTTCTGCCCCTCTGTCTCCCATGTATCCTGCTTGATAGTACACTCAAGAGCCACCTCAACGCCCTTGGCTAACTTTTGTAGCCAGTGGGTAGGATTCTTAGTCCAAAATTCACAGTCAAACCAAGAGGTTATATTATCATAACCACCTTCGGCGTTCTTTTTCGATTCATCGTTATTCGCAACGCTGAACTTTAATACGCTATATTCGCTTCCTTGTGGTGCGAACGTCTCAGGGTCTTTGCCTAATCGGCCGGTGATGTAAGCTGTTCTCATTTCGTATCTCCTTTTAATAATTCTATATCAATGCTATTCTCAATAAACTCATGACTTGCAGGGCTGTGGCTGACAGCCAATACAGGGCATTTCCAATACTTTCTTTGCATCTCATAGTATGCGCCAACAAGACCTGGCTCGATTGGACCATCAGACTCATCCATGATCACAGGGCTGTAACTTCTGTTGCTCCTCTCGTTGCGCTGTCTTACCAGAGCCTTGACGTATGCATCTGAGAAGAAAGCCTTTTGCCCTGGGCTGAACTTCATGAAGCTTCTTGAGGTTCCAACCTCGTTGTCATGGATCATGATATCAAAGCGATCAACTCCTCCATCGCTCTGCGTCTCTGTGGAGAAGTTGAACCTCCCCTCCTGGTATGGATCAATGATCCTTGTAGCTTCTAGGTCAATGCTATCAAGCAAGAGTTCCAACTCAAAGGCCGGTATCTTGGCAGGTCTTAGCATCAAGGATACATAGTCCCAAAGAGCTATCTGTAGGCCTTCAGCCTCGCTGTCCTCCCTTGCCTTGCTGACAGCCTCAAGCTGAGACTGAGCTGTCTTTATGCGCTCTTGTAGGTTCGCAAGATTAGCCTTCGCTGTTGACAGTTTTTCACTTGCCTCACGCCACTCTTGGAGTAGGGCAGCTCTCTTCTGATCCAGCTCTAATACCTTGCCGGCCAGAGTAGCATCAATGCTGTATGTCTGACTCTCAAGCTGGCTTATCTCCTGCTCAGTTGCGGTGATCTGACTCTCTAGGATTGCTATCTGATTACCTGCTCCCTGGGCCTGCTCAAGCTTGGCTCTGAGCTGTTCCTCATCGTAGGATGAGAGGATGCTGGGCTTGTCGGCTACTGGCTCATAGGTTGGAGTTACCATACCTTGCAGTGTAGCCTCAAGGGCTTTCTGCTCCTCTGCCTTGGTTGGCATTGGTTTATCTTCTGGCTGGATTATATTTGCTAACTTGAGTTTTTTCTCTTCAAGCTCTTTGATATTATCCTTGGTGTCGATATTCAGCTGTTCAATCTTAGCCTTGACCTCTGGATCAATGTAGCCACACTGAGGACAGGGAATATTGAGATTTTCGGTTCTTTTTTTAGCATCAGATATTTCAGATTCAAGGTATTTTATAGCACTAGTAAGGGTTCTGCAGGTACTCTCATAATCCTCTTGTCGCTTGGTGTTGCCCCTCTTTACCAAGTTGATATCATCAGCCCAAGAGTTATTAAGGTCAGATATTTTCCTCTTGACATCTGCTTGCTTGTCGGTAAACTCTCGCATAGCCACAAGGTTACGATGATCAATAGATTGGATATCTCTGAGGACCTTCTGATCCCTATCCTGCTTGGAGAGCTTCTCCTTGATGATGGCTATCTCCAGGACAGACTCTTTGAGTTGTTCTATATTCCGTTTATGGGACTCTTGCTCGAACTTGAGTTTTGATATCTTGGAGAGATTATTGTCTTTCTTGACCTGTTCGGTATCACTATCTATCTTGCGAGCATTTACCTCTGATAGCTTGTTACTGTTCATCTGGCCCTGATACAAGGTATCAGATACAGCTTGCTCATGCTCTTTGATGCTATTCTCTGACTCTGACACCTTGGCTTCAAGCTCTTCAATATCATCAGCGAATGCTCCTGCTCCCTCGATCCAGTTGTTTAACCTGGTCTCTTCAGCCTTGTGCTTGGCAAGAGTATCTAGGGAGTATCTCTGCTCCTGGGAGCGGTCAATCCCTGCGATATTCTGGACAAGGTTTCTTATATCAGTCATAGAAGCGCTCATGAGGCTTGAGCCGCTCTTGCCCTGCAGTGGTTGGACATAAAAAGACGTTAAAAGATAATCATTATAAGGCCCATAGATCCGTTCACACTCTGTCATCATCTCATCAAAAGAACCCTTATCAAGCTGAGGTACTCCATCAATGGTGAGATAGCATTCCGTCTTGGGATTCTGCGTGTGTGCTGCCTTGATTGTGATCAGATGGATATGCTCCTGGTTATTGACTAGGAATCTCTTCTCTATGAGGGAATCCTTTCCGGAGAAGAAATCCTTTATAGCAGAGATCCTTCCGCTACTCGTATCCTTTCCTATTACCAGCGGATAGGGAGAGCAGAAAGATAGGAGGCTGGATTTGCCAGCACCGTTGCCACCCTTGATTGCGGTCACTCCTTCAGAAAGATTACTCAGGTCAAACTCGACAGTTTGCTCTCTAAAGAATGTACAGCCCTGCACCTTTAAGTAGGTCATAGCAAGGTCAACTCTGGTATCAGATTTGTGGCTTGATGTTGGGATGCTGTTGATAGCTTCTACTTGCTCAGTAGTTGCGGATGGATCAAGGAGCCTCAAGAGGTCGCCTAAGGTCTTGGCAGATTCAGCCTCTTCTTGGGTTACTCTTCTGGTCTGCTCCTTGGTCTCATTGTAGGTAATCCGGCTCCAAGGATGGATACCAGAGGGGAGGGTAGCTGTAGGGTCTTTGGTGTCGAGCCAGTAGGCAACTGATGGATCAACAGGAGTAGCGTCAAGCTCAGTAATCTTCACCCTCATTGGCGTACCGTAGGGGACCCTTACTAAGGGCTTACCCACTTCTATCATATTCATTGCCGGCACAAATCCACGCTTCCCCCAAGGGTTTGAGTCAATCCCAGTAAAGCCAGCGTATCCACCATTGATGATATGTGACTCCCAAGGAGTATGGATATGTCCTAGACTCCAACGGTCCACTCCAGCAGGAAGAAGGTCCTCTGTATGGATCACAATATCAGAGGCCTTGAGGATAATATCTGATTCATTATCTTGATGGCTGTCAGATACGTTGCCATGCAGGAGCGCTACTGCTGGTACATCTTTATACTTGAGGCGCATGGGTGCGATATACTCAAGTACATAGTCTGCTAATAGTTTTGTAGCCTCAGCGTTGGCATTCTCGGCTGAGGTTGATAGGGTAGCTTGGATATTCTGCTTAGTTACTTCTGGGATTCCGAAGAGGATGCCATCAGGATTAGTGAACTTTGTGGATATCTTACCATCTTGTAGCCCATACACCTTCCCCGGCTCCAATAGCACAAGCCCTAAGTCCTGCAATGGTCCATAGCATCCAGGGCCATCATGACTTGGCGTCCCTTGGATAGCGACTACAGGACAGACCTCCAAGAGTGACTTGATGATCTTTCGTAGCTGATTGATGCCACCCTTATCTGTCACCATGATCGGTGCATCATAGAGATCACCGGGGAAGGCTATGAAATCAACCTTGTTATCTATTGCTGCCTGCCTAATTGCTCTTCCTGCAAGCTCGGAAACGTCACCCCACTTGGGAGAGTAGTGGAAATCTGGACACGATAAATATTTCATCTAGTAGCTCCTTATTAGTAACAGTATACCATTGCAAAGATAGGGTGTCAACAAATATCAACACCCTATCACACCTATTCATATAATGTATGGGGGATGTGGAATGCTTCTGGAACACTCTTCTCGACTTCCCGCAGGATATCAAGAGCCTTCTTATAGAACTTCTTGTTATCCATGAAGTGATCAATATCGCTCTCGACCCACTTGACGATATTATTCATGCTCTCTCTGATAGCATCATCTTTTCCGACAAGTTCAAGATACGAGTTGAATATCATGGCAAGCTGAGGATACGGAGTTTTCACTTCTGGCTCTTCTTGCTCTATAGTAACCTCTTCAACTTCATCATGTGATGTCGCACCGAATAAAGCCTTCTGTGCTTTTTGTGGGTCAACTCCTCTGCTGATAGCACCAATGCGAGCTGCAGTCTCCATCTTCAATACTGCTTTAGACCTGCGTATGCGAGCAAAGAATAGCTTTCCAGTGACAAGATCGCTAGGCGCAAACCCTGTAGGCATTCCTGCAAGCTCTCTGATAGTTTTGGCATATGCCTTTGTCTCAGCCTTTGCATGAGCAAATTTCATCTCTCCATCAAAGTGTGCTTTCCTCTTATATGGGTTATCATATTTTGATGGGAATTTCCCCTGCTTTGCATAGCCGTCAGTATACATCTCTTCTTTACTCCAGGATTCAACGCAACGTTCCCATACGTTATATTCCGAGGTGCAGTTACTTGATAGTATCTTGGTGCCATCTTCCATGAGACGGCTTGACTGCTTGCTCACAAGTCTGCCAACTGTCATGCGCCTATATGTAGGTTCATCCGTCATGCCTTTTAATAGCATAGGGTTAATGTCAACCTCCTCAATCATAGGCCCAACGTCGGACTCTTGCTGGCCAGATACACCACACGCCTCAGCAATCTTATACATCAAGTCAGTTCTTGGATACCATGACGGGCTGCTCTGAGTGCCCACGTTAATGAAGCTGGTATCCAACTTTTTAGGGTCATACTCAACAGCGGTAATCATTGCTTCAAACTCATCTGGGAGATCATTAATTGCATCCCAATTGATGTAGGCTTCTTTTGAGCCACTCTTGGATGCTCTCGCATCATCTATGTTCTTCTTATCACCATATACCTTACTCATCATTCAACCTCCGTTTTGTATCCAGAATCCACAGCCCATTTTTTGATTTGAGTTGTAGCCTTGTCCAGATTTTTCATTGCTGTCTCGACACACTCAGCTTCGCTGGTAATGTCGGGTTGCAATAAACCCTTTGCGCTTACTTTGTAATTAATTCTGATTCTTGTCTGTTCGCTTCTTTCTTCACTCATTTTTGTACCTCCATGTACATATATATAATATCACGACTATGATATATTGTCAATGTTTCTTACACCTCTTTTTAGCGCTCTTTCTCGCTGCCTCTCTTATCCTCAATACAACACGCATCTGATTACGCCAGCTACCAAACGATTGATAGTTAGTGAGGTTCAACATGATAGCTGGATCATTCTGATACTGTGCAGGGATAGGCTTCTGCTCTTTAATCATGGTGTTCATAAGCTCGAAGAAGTGATCACGCTTATCCATGTGATCTTCCATGATCTTGAGTTCCTCTGCGTATATTTCTTTGTATTTGCTCATGATCGCTCCCTATCTATTTTATAATTTTGCTTTAGCTGGTTTCTTGCTGTTCCAACCTCAGAGGCAGAATACCCATAATACTTCCCAGCCTTGTAGTTAGCTAGTCCAGGGCTTTCGCCATCGGCAATCATGTTTTTTGCGAACATACACGCTGCAAATAAATCTTTTTCAATATATGCTTTCTTTTCATTCATACAATCTCCTCCCCTCTTAATATCTCCACCACTCCGCCCTTGTCATGCCAGACTTCAATGATACCACCAGCATCCATAACCGCTTTGTTCCACTTGCGTTGATCCTTGCTTAATTTGTCATGCTCGGTCTTTATTTCAATACTCTGGAATATAGCAATCTTCTTGCCTACCATATCTTGTGTGATTACTACTGGCTCAAATCCTATCATATCACTGCTACCAGCGATGAGGCCAAAGCGAATTGGGGTACCCTTGTCGACAAGATAGCCCCCATTTTTGAGTTTGTGAATCGCCTTGGGGTTCGTTGCAATACCATATCCAACAGCATTCCTGAACATCATAGGATGTGCCACCAGGACGAGGTCAATGATTTGCTTTTCGCTAAGCGCCATATTGATATTATTGTTTTGCTTTTCTGTCATACAACACTCTCCTCACCCTGTCAGCTTCGTGTGGTGATAATACAATTGTATGCGATGTATTACTGGTGATACCCATACCCTTGACTATAGCCCATACAGTAGTTCTTGATACACTAAATTCGCTTGCTATATCGCTGATAGTAACCCCACCAAGGCTCTTTTGATACTTGACACAATGCAAGCGTATAAGCTCTGCGTCAATATCGCTGATGAGAAATAGGTTATTGCCACCTACCATCTCAACCTCGATATTAAGATCTCTTATCAAGTCATGTACATTTCTCTTGTGTATCTTTAGCTGTTTTGATAACTCATATACTGTCGTCAATTTTTATCTCCTTTATGCCACAAGCTATAGCGACACTCGCCTCAAGATTTGCATTACTGGTCTCTGAAAACTTATTCACAAAGCAGATATAATCGCACTT